ACGGTCGGCGCCAAGACCGATGAGCTTTGCTATCAGGCCAAGCGGGTTGCAGAGTTCATGAATTATCAACTTACGGAGGAAATGACCGAATACGTTGAAGATACCGACTCTATGCTCTACTATTACGCGTTGACCGGTACCGCTTTCCGGAAATGGTATTACGATGAAAACCTTGGACGACCGGTTGGGCGTTTCCTGCGTTTGGACGACTTCGTGCCGGCCCACGACGCACTCGATATGTCTTCCGCCAAGCGCAAATCTCACATCATCACGACCACGAAATCCAGGCTGCGAGCCCTACAGCGGGCCGGCGTCTACCGTGACATCGATATCCGCCCCAGTGCCGACCGTCTCAGCGAGTTCGAGGAAACCGTAGACGAGCAGACCGGTGTCGACCGGCAGGTGAGCCGGGGCGAGACCGACGATGTGATCCTGATCGAGCAGCAGAGATGGCTCAACATCGAGGGTTTCGAGGACACCGATGAGTATGGCGACGCCACCGGTATCGATCTGCCCTATGTCGTGACGATCGAGAAGGACAGCCAGAAGGTGCTGTCGGTCCGAAGGAACTGGGTTGAGGGTGATGAGAAGCGGACACCCCTTGAGCACGTCGTCAGGTGGAGGTTGTTGCCAGGATTGGGCTTCTACGGCACCGGCTATATCCATCTCCTGGGCAACATTCAGCGGTCGGCAACAACAAGCTTGCGAAGCTTAGTTGATGCTGGGCAATTTGCCAATTTGCCTGCGGGTTTTAAGACAAGAGGGACCAGGAGCCCGGTGGGTGATACCCCGCTGGCGTTCGGCGAGTGGCGGGATATAGACGCATCCGGCGACGATCTGCGCAAATCCATGATCCCGGTTCCCTTCAAGGAGCCGAGCCAGACGCTGTTTCAGTTGATGAACGCCATGATCGACCTCGGCCGGCGCCTGGCGGCCGTAAATGATGTGACGTTGCCTGATGGCGGGAGCGAAGCACCTGTAGGGACTACAGTTGCTTTGCTTGAACAGGCTCACAAATTGATGAGCAGCATGCATAAACGCATGCACCAGTCGATGCGGCGGGAATTGCGCATCCTCGCCCGCATCAATGCGGAAAGCGTCCCGCAATACTACCCCTATGAAGTCCAAAATGAGAGCCGGGAGGTGTTCGCGACCGACTTCGACGGCCGGGTCGACGTTCTGCCGGTGTCCGACCCCAACATCTTCTCCGAAGCGCAGCGGGTTATGCGCGCGCAATCCGTCCTGCAGCTGGCTCAGGCCGCCCCGACCATCTATCACCAGCGCAATGCCCACCGGATGATGCTGGAATCAATGAATGTCCAGGATCCGGACCGGCTTTTGCTGCCTGATTTCGTGGCCCCGCCGATGGATCCGGCCACCCAGCTCCTCGCCATCCTCCAATCGAAGCCGGTCAAGGCCTGGTATTCCCAAAATCACCAGGCACATATCCAGTTTTTGATGGCGTCTATGCAAAATCCGGCTTTGCAGGCCTTGGCGAGCAATCCGCAGGTCGCTCAAACGGTCCAGATGGGCGTTATGGCCCTGATCGGCCAGCACACCGGTATGCTGATCCGTCAGCAGATGGAGCAGACCCTCAAAATCCAGCTGCCGCCCCCTCCGGAGTACAATTCGGATAATCCGAGCGGTGAATATCAGCCGCTACCTCCCGAGGTAGAGGTTCAAATCGCCTCCGCCATGGCCAATGCCGCCCAACAGTTGGCCGCCCAAGCCCAACAAATGGCCCAAATGCAGAAAAACCAGCAGGCGGCACAGGATCCTGCGGTTCAGATCGCTATGGCCCAGTTGCAGATCGAGAAAGAGAAGGTCGCGCAGAAGGAACGCATCGAACAGGCGAAAGCCGCTCAGAAACAGGTCGATACCCAGGTGCGCGCCGAGGATGCCGACGCCGATCGGGAGCTGCAGCGCCAGGAAATGATGATCGAGGCGGAGCTCGACCGCCGGAAGCTCGAACAAGAGTCGGCCAACGCCGCCCGACGCATCCTGGCCGACGCGAAGCGCACGCGCGGCCTCACTTAAACGTTGCAGGCAAGGGTAATTCGAGGTACTTGATGCTTATTGTCGGCCTACAGTAGCCGACAGTTGGCTGAAGGTGGCATGCTTGCTTGAGGTTCGGGATTACATCCTGCGGCAGTTGGATACCGAGCGCGAGCATGTCGTGGTGGCGGTGGCGTCGGGGTCTGCAAGCTCTTTTGACGACTATCAGGGTCTGATCGGCCGCATCCGGGGCCTGGATCGGGCCAGGGAGCTGATCGTCGACGGATTCCGGAACTACGATGACGAGGAAGAAGATGACGGCGTTGGCGTTTGAAGCGACACGGCCCAAGGCTTTGACTGAAATTCCCCAGCCGTGCGGCTGGCGCGTCCTTGTCGCCATGGAACCGGTCGAGACCAAGTCCGCCGGCGGCATTCTCCTTCCCGATCAGTTGCTCGACCAGAAACAAGCGGTCGCTACTGTAGGCTACGTCATTTCCATCGGCCCGCAGGCATACCAGCGCGAAGATACCGGTTTCGGCCCGTGGGTACGCCCCGGCGACCGCGTCCTGGTCGCCAAATACGCCGGCCAGCGGCACGACATCAAGGTTCTCCACCAGTCGTTCGAGCTCCGCATCATCAATGATGACGAGGTCCAGGCCGTGTTCCCGGTCGAATACGACTACGCCGAAGGCGTGCCGGCCAAGCTCCCCTCCTGGGTCACCTATTTCCTCCAATCGGCAGGGTAATCGGCCATGGCACGCATCATGGACTTCGTTCACGACGATTCCGGCTCCCACATCGCCAAGGCCGCCAAGGCGTCGGCGGCGCCCGACGAGGATGAGGACGACGATCTTCTTGGCGACGTCAAGGAAGGTCCGGAAGACGAGCCGTACGAGGACGGCGATCAGGAACCGGACCCGGCCGAGCCTGATGACGATGCCGAGCCGGATGACGATGCCGAGGATCAGGACGAGGAAAAGCCTGAACCGAAGGCCGCGAAGCGCAAGGATCGTCTCAAGGACGAGATGGATCGCCTGGTCGCGGAAAGTCAGCGCGCCAACGCTCTCGAAGCCCGGCTGGCGGACCAGGAACGCCGCGCCCAGCTCGCTGACCTTAATTCCATTAAAGCTCATGCGGCACTTAAATCGCACCAGTTCGAGAGCCTGAAGCGCGAGCTCGACGAAGCCATTGAACTCGGCGAGGTCTCCCGGCAGTCGGAGCTTCGCGACCGATACCACGACGCGCGAAACGAACTGCAGCAGTTCTCCGCCTTCATTCAGCGCCAGGAACAGCAGCTGGCGAGTGCGCCGCAGCCGCAGGCGCCCGCCGTGCCGCCCAATCCGCGCGCCGTGGCCTGGACGCAGAAGCAAAAGTGGTGGGGGACCGACAAGGTTCTCACCGGTGCCGCCTACATCATCGACGAGGAGCTGATTAAAGAGGGGGTCAATCCGTACACGGACCGCTTCTACAAGCAGCTCGAACAGCGCCTGGCGCCCTACATGCGCCGCGCCAACCAACGCCGCCAGGCGGTGGCCGGTGTCGACAGCAGGAGTTCTCCGCAGCATTCCGGCCGGAAGGTCAAGCTGACCACCGAGGATCTGGAGATGGCGCGGCGGCTGAACGTCCCGCCGAAGGAATTCGCCAAGTATGTCGGACTTTGAAGGGGAGTGCTGGCGTCATGCCACGCGGTATTGAAACGCGCGCGCAGGCTCAGCGCGCACCGAGTGCCTACAAACCACCGAGCGTCCTTGAGATCCCGGCAGGATTGCCCGAGGGATTCACATACAGGTGGCTCCGCGTCCGCGTCCGCAATGAGGACGACACCCGCAGTATTTTCAAGCGCCAGCGCGAAGGCTTTGAATACGTGAAGGCGGATGAGGCCCCCGGCTATATCGGGCCGTCCCACAAAGAGGGCGCCTTCGCCGGTGTGATCGGTCAGACCGACCTGGTGCTCGGCCGCATCCCGGAAGAGATCGCCGAGGAACGGCGCCAGTACTACAGCGATCAGACCGCCGGTCAGAACGAGTCGATTGAGCAAGAGCTCAAGCGCGAGGCGCACAAAGTCGCACCCATCCAGCGCACGCTCAAGCAGACCCAATCGGGCGGCCCGCGCAAGGCCGCCTTCGGTGAGTAAGTCCCAGCCGTTCCCGGCCTGGGTCCTGACCCAATCCACCTACAGGAGCGTCTGAGACATGACGGCGACAGCGGCACCGTTCGGGCTAAAGCCCGTGCGCCATCACAGCGGTGGCGAGATCCGCACCCAAGGCTTTCCCAACGGCGTGGCCGATGGCACGGTCGTGAACTTCTACATGGGCCAGCCGCTCAAGTGGAGCTCAGGCTACCTGGTCGCGGCCAGCGCCGGCGACACCAACATCGCCGGTGTGTTCGCGGGTTGCCAGTACATCGACAACACCCGGTTCCACGCGGTTCAGTTTCAGCCGACTTACCAGGGTACGGCGAACACCAAAGACGTCCTGATCCACATGTGGACCGATCCTCAGATCATCTTCCAGATCCAGGCATCGACCGCTCTGACCATCGCCGATCGCGGCAAGTTCGCCGACTTCACCGGCTCCGGTGGTTCCACCGTTACCGGTGACTCGGCAATCGCGTTGGGCACGACCGGTACCGGTATCGCGAACTTCTTCGTCATCGAAATGTTCGAGATCCCGGAGAACGACTGGGGCACCGGCTATCCGATCGTCGAAGTCAAGTTCACCGAACACGTTCTGCTCTAAAGGAAAGGACTGCTTAAATGGCTGTTCCAATGAACCGCAGTCTTTTCCCGCGCTCGCTCAGCCCGGGACTGCACGCTCGCTTCGGCCTGGACTACAAGGATTATCCCGAAGAATGGCCGATGTACTTTGAAAAGCACACGTCCGATCGTGCTTTCGAAGAGGAGCTGACCCTCAGCGGCTTCGGTTACGCGCCGGTCAAGCGTGAAGGTGCTCCGATCGAGTATGATTCGGCGAGGGAAGGCTGGGTTGCCCGCTACGTCCACGACAATATCTCGCTGGCATATGCGCTGACCGAGGAAGCCCTGGACGACAACCTCTATGACAGCCTGTCCAAGCGCTACAGCCGTCTGTTGGCCCGGTCGCTCAAGCACACCAAGGAAGTGCGGGGTGCAAGTGTGTTGAACAACGCGTTCAACTCCGCCTACACCGGCGGCGACGGCAAGCCTCTGATCGCGACCGATCACCCGCTGATTCATGGCGGTACCTACTCGAACCGCATCGACGCCGACTTCAGCGAGGCGGCGCTTGAACAGATCATGATCCAGCTGCACAGCGCGGTCGACGACCGTGGCCTGCGCATCGTCATGAAGGAAGACACACTATTCATTCCGCCCGCGACAATGTTCGTGGCGGAACGCCTGCTCGGCAACGAGATGCGCGCCGGAACCGCCGATAATGACATAAATGCCCTCAAGTCTTTGGGCCTGTTCAAGAATGGTGTTAAGGTTGGTCATTACTTGACTGATCCTGACTCTTGGTACCTGAAGACTTCAGCCGAAGATGGTCTCAAGTACTTCCAAAGGAAGGCCTTGCGCACTCGGAGTAAGGAGGATTGGGAAACGGGGTCACTCCATTTCGGATGCTCAGAGAGGTACTCCTTTGGGTGGACTAATCCCCGAGCGATATATGGCTCCCCCGGT